AAGTTTGAAATCAACGACGCGAACGATGTTAAGGCCAGTTCGCGTGTAGCTGGGGCACAGTGGGCACAAGACCGCGTCGCCGAAGCACAAGCTGCTGCTACGCCAGCACCCGTAGAGGTTGCTCCCGCTGAAGTTGCTAGCCAAGCCGTACCTGCTGCGCCTGCTGCGCCTGCTGCGCCTGCTGCGCCACTAAACGACGCCGACGTAGACGCAGCGGTCTCGGTCAAACTGACCAAGGCGCAGATCAAGCGGTTGGAGCAAGCGGCGGGTATCCGGCGTATGGAGATGAACGCGTTGCAGAAGCGCATCGTGCGTAGCCGCAACGACAAAGAGACCATGAGCCTTGTCGAGCGATTGGTTCGCAAAGCTCGTACCCGTGATGAGAACGTGGGTATTATCGCTAGCCTCACGCCAAGCCTGCCTCCTCCTGTGTATAGGTTCCTGTTGGGTTTCCAGCAGATTGAGGACGTCTTCCGCCTTGCCAAGATCGCGGGTATGAAAGCCCTTGGCGGGGTCGATACCCTTATGCGTGACGGATATATCCCCTACGTCAACCGGATTATGCGCAGTGCAACTGACGTAGTGGATGAGTGGGCAGACTTTGCTTCGCGTTTCGAAGAGGGGAACGAAGTCCTTAACGACGCCATCATGGCTGCGAATATCATGAACGTGGACCCATCACTGGCTCCCAACGCAAACGCGTACATGAAGCTCGACGCTGATCTTTTGAAACTTCAGGCAGAGCAAGCAACCGAGACTGACCCCAAGAAGAAAGAGACTTTAGGTCGTCAAATTACCCAGCGTAAGGGTGAAATCCAGCGCGTGTACACTGGCGGTGAGATGGAGACCGAGACTGGCGAAATCGTCACGGTATATGGTTTCAACGATCTGGCGCGCCCTGAGTTTGGTAACGGTAAGGGTAAGAAGATTTTCGTCCGTGCGCGGGACTTCTACCGCGACAATTTCGATGAGCACTACCGTCTGCTTATGCAGCGTATTGATGACGCCGAGTTTGATGAAGCAGATGCTGACGCGCTGAAAAAGAGCGTGGATGAAATGTTTGCCAAAGCCGCAGAGCGCATCATCTATTTCCCAGTGAAGCGCTTCGGGGAATACTGGCTCAGTGTCGATGGCGAATTTTACATGCGTGAGTCCCTCGCAGAAGTGGAAGCCCTGCGTGATCGGTTAAAGGACGATGACGAGACGCGTGAGATAAGCATTGGTACAAGCCGCCAGTCGCTCCGCAAAACCATAGCAAACAAGGACGCCAGCGCGGCGCTTAAGAACGTGCTTGATCTGGTCGATGGTGGCAACTTCACCGACAACGATTCTTCTTTGCTCAAGGACCACATCTTCCAGATGTATCTGACCGCGCTGCCTGAGGCAGACATGCGTCGGCGCTTCATCCATCGTGAGTTCAAGACCGGTTTCAGCACGGACGCGCTGCGTACCTTTGCGTCTACGGCAGTAGCTTCTACTAACCAGCTTGGGCGTCTGGCGTACAACTACAAATTTGATGCTGCATTGACCGAAGCAAAGAAGGAAACGGAAGGCAAGTCGTCGAAGCCACGCCTCGACCAGCTTACGTTTGAAGTGGAAGACCGCGTTAAGGGTATCCTGTCACCCCCAGAACCGGGTAACATCGACTGGCTCCTTAGCATAGGAGCCAAGGGCACGTTCCTTTTCTTCCTTTCGGGAGCTAGCTCTGCGTTCATGAACTTGACGCAGCTTCACATTGTGGGTCTCCCAGTCCTGTCAGGTGAGTTTGGAGAAGCCAAAACTGCGACTATGGCAGCACGCTATACAGGTTCATTCTTGACGGGACGCGAAGTCCCGAACCCGTTTCGCGACGAGAACGGCGATCTGCGGTTGCAGGTGCCAAAGTTTGAGTTCCAAAACAGCGCGTACATGCGCGGCCTCAAGGAAAGCAATCCTGCGCGGTACGAGCAGACACTGGCAGCGTGGCGTTTTGCCGAAGAGAACGACATTATTGAAAGCACCTTTGCGGCAGGCTCCGAAATTTACGAGCGCGCAAAAACACCGACCGGAGAATTTAGCTTCACGCAGGCGGCGCGCAGGGGCGAAGTTGGGACTGCTGCGAAGCGGGCCACGGCGAACACCATCAATGCCATGGGCGTCATGTTCCATACCTCAGAAAAAATCGGACGCTCGATCATGTATATGTCCAGCTTCGATCTGGCGTATGAGCGGGCGATCAAGCAGGGTAAGACTGAAGAAGAAGCGGGTAAGGAAGCCCGCGAGTTGGCAGCCAAGCTGACCAACAAAGCCATGTTCGACTTCTCCAACTGGAACAAGTCGCGCTTCGCCCAGAAGCCTATCGGTCGGCTGGCGTTGCAGATGACGTCGTATCGTCAGTCTATGATTTCGCTGCTGGTCCGTAGTTTTACCGGTATGCTGCCATTCTATAACAAGGAAGGCAAAGCGGCTGCTGCACGGGTCTTCTTCGGTGTGGCTGCGGTGACAGCGCTTTATGGCGGTCTGCGCGCTACCCATATTTACGCGTGGGTTATGGCGGCGTACGGCATCACAATGTGGGTTGATAGCCTTCTTGATGACGAGGATGAGGACGAAGAAAAGGAAATCGAACAGGACTTCCTTGAGCAGCGTACGATTGACAACAACATACTTAAGTTTGCCGCTGGGAAAGACGACGAGCTAACCAAAAAGAACATGGAGTTCTATATGCGCGCCGACTGGATTCCCCAGACTTTCGGCCCGAACGGCACCATGCAGGAAGTTTTTGGTCTGAGCGACGACAACGCAGCTAAACTGGCTGCGGTTGCGGACATGGGTCTTCCGGCCCTAGCTGGCGTGGATATCTCCAATTCAGTCGCGCTCGGCGATTTGTGGCACCCAGTGGACATTAAGAGCGACAGCGCCGAAGCTAAATTTTTCGAAGGTCTGTCCCGGTACGGCCTTGGTCCTACTGGTGGTTTGATAGCAGGTGGCATCAAGGCGGTTGACGCATGGAACAAGGGTAACACCGAGGGAGCGTTTGAAGCTGCGCTCCCTGCGATCATCCGTAACCGGGTCAAAGCGGAACGCCTCCAAGAAGAGGGGCTGATGATCGGTAAGAACCGCGATATCCCGCTTAAGGACCCGGGCTTCTACGATACCTACAAGACGCTCATGCAGTCACTTGGCTTCAAAGACGCCGAGACGTCGCGCAATATGCAGATTGATATCATGGCGGGTGATATCGAAAGGGAAGTTGCGGAAGAAAAGACCACGCTTCTCGATGAGCGGTATCGTGCCATCCTCGACTTCGAGGCAGACCCGTCGAAGGAGAACGAGCGGAAGTGGAACGCAGTTGAGCGCGCCATGGATATCTACAACCTTAAATATCCATCGAACACAATCACGTCAGAGACCAAGAGCAAATCGCTCGACGCCAAGAAGCGGGAAGCTGCCGACAGGGCATACGGCCTTGGATATGATACGGACATCCCTGTTAGGGAGGTGCTGCAAGAGGAGCGTGTCCGTCAGCTTCAAGAGGAAGGCCAATAAAAAGGCCCCCGGCTGAGTGAGCAACCGGGGGCGGGGAGTGATGCGTTTCAGCAACTGGAAGGAGCAAACTTCCGACGCCCTCATAACTATTTTCGCCAGACGCGTAAACCCCTAATCCCATTTTCTATGGAGGGCTTGACCAATACCTTGATGCGTAGGCGCTTGAGGACCACCATAAGTTGTGTCCGAGCGCGCACTTGGTCGAGGCAGGGGAAGAACATGGAAGCCCCCTTCCGAAATGCGCGCCAGTTAATTTCGTAGGTTACACCCTCAATTTGCATCTTCCGGTTTGTCTTCCTTGGCGTACTCTTCCACCTTGACGAAGTCGTCATCGAGCTTGAACCAGAGGCAGTGTACGTTACCGCCAGAGACCGACATGCCCTTAGATAGGCGCTTACCTGCACGGCCTACCAGACGCCCTTGTTTCTCCAACTTGTTGAGCGTGTCGTTGTAATTGATCTGGTACTTGACGCAGTATTCCTTGAACGGCTTGGCGATGAAGAACATCATCTTGGTGTCCGGCTCGATGCGGATTAGCAACTCACCCTTTGGTTCGCGCTTCGGCATAGCTTGCATATTGGTGCGCAGGTCCGCCATATCATCAACGACGAGGATGTTCTGCACGTGGCGATAGAGGTAGTCATTGATGACTTGCTCCACGCCGTTCAGCGGTGCCGCTGTGTCCACACGGATACGCTCAATCAAACCACAGGCCCACATATAGATGCGGTCCATATCCCAGTCGATTAACCCGCACTGCTTGGCAATCATACCACCTACGATGTTGGCTGCAAGCGTAGCCGACCAGAAGCGCTCCTTAGGCAGCAGCCCAAGCTCACGGTCGATCTTCTCCTGCATTTGGGCGCACTTAGCTAATACATATTCCATGTTCGCCAGCACGTAGCGGATGTAGATAGGTCCGGCGTGGCCGTAGTTGGCGAAGAGTACCTTGTCGAACAGGTTCTTACCGTGCGCAGTGCTGACGGTCTCTACCAACCCAATGGGGTACTCGATCAGGCGCATCAGTTCGCCTTCTGGATTGTCCTTCAATATCGACAGCTTCTCGACGAACGAGGAGTTTGACGTCGAGACCGTGATGCTTTGCCACGTGGTGTTGTTCTCGCGCAGTTCGTTGGACCCAGCCAACATGCGCTCCTTCCCCTTACCGTTGGACAGCGAGTACAGGAAGTCCGAATATTCCTTCGACGTGACGTTGGTAAGCTCGTCCATCGTGGGGGCCAAGTTATTGAGGACGCCGACCCATTGGAGCTTGCCGTTCATGGTGTCGATTTCTTTGAGGCGCAGTTCCTTCGGGTGTCCGTAAACGCTGTTCACCATGTTGAGGATGGTGGTCTTACCGGTACCGGAGAGCGAGTTGAACAGGTTGATAACCGCTCCGGTCTGATCGAGGAACTTGAGCAGTGGAGACCCGAACGCGCTGAGCGCGGCGAAAGCCTGTGCTTCCATACCCTCTACGCCGTACAGGCTCCATACTTCCTTCCAGTTTTCCAGCGACCCGACAGGGCCGACGAACTTGGCCAGCTTGCTTGTGGCCTTGGAGGGAGGGGAGTAGATGTTGCCATCAACGGTGATCTCTTGGTCGCCCAAAACGAAACGGCTGTTGCCGTCCACCCAGCCAAATTGTTGTCTCATGATTTCTGCTTTCTGTGTATCTTGGAGGTTCTCGACCGACTTCATGACGTAGTCCATGAGGATGTCGAACTTCTTGCCGTAACTAACCACACCCCGTGCGGAGAGCGCCTTGCGAAGCTCATCCTTCTGGGTGACCTTGAACATCGGGATGGAAAATTCACGCAACGGGTCGCGTGGTAGGTGCAAGCGAAACAACGCGGAGTCGCCCTCACCCGGGTCGTGCATCCGCTTCACCACATAGAAGTCGTTAGAGTAGACCATGATTGGGTCAGTCTCTTCCGCGTCCTTGGGTGGCTTGCGCCAGATGCCCCCGTTCTCGCCCCGATAAAACGGGAAGGGGTATTTGGGGATTTCGATTTCTTCAACCACACCGGGCGCGGTCTCGACCGTGACCGAATCCTCAACAGATTCCTTGACGACCTTACCCAATTCCTTGGGGCCGAGGATTTTGTCGAGATGTGGGCACCCGACGCACAGGTCGGGGTTAACGCTCTTGAACTTGGCGCAGCTTGTCGCCTTCCGGATGGTGGCTACCTTCTTGTCTATGGTCTCTGGGTCGTAATCCGGATGGCGCTTCGACATCATGTGCGTAGCCTTGTCAGCGTCCTCACACATGGCAGCCACGGACAGCGCGTAGAACCACTCGTAATAGCCTACGGTGTCTTGGTTCTTGTAGGCGTGAAGAAGCTGGTTACACCCATCCCCTTCCGCTGTGCGCTGCATTATGCGCTTGAAGTTATAACCCACGCCGCTCATCAGCGCCTGTTGGCGCGGTGACATCTCGAAGTTATCGTCGAAGATTGTAGCCTGTGGCTTGACACCAAAGATCGAGCGCATTGTCTCTAACGTGGTGGTCGGCCCCACATGGATGAAGTGAACCGGACGCGGCTCTTCTTGTTTGAAGTTAAACGTGCCCGGGATGCGCAGGATGCGCGCCACTTCAAACACCTTGTCATCGACGTAAAAGTTCTGGGCGCGGCAAACATCCTTTAAGCGTTCAGCCACAGGTTCCCAGTCACGTCGGGATACTTCTTCCTCAAGCGGCCAGTAGGCATGGATGCCACCGCCAGAGCTTACGAGGGTAGGAGTAGGAAGACCAACCGTCTTGCAGAAATTACGCAGTGCTTGGAGCGCCGTCTTCTGGTCAATATATCCATCAGGTCTACCGGTGTTGGGGTCGATCTCGGCCTTGGCAGCGCCGCAATCTATATCGAGCCAAAATGCTTTCAGCCCCTTTACGTTTTCTTTCCTCCGGTTGTCACCCGTCGCATATTTAGCGACCCCGAAGAATACGTTCCACCCCGCGTTGACGTAGCGCTCAACCAGAGCATCTACTTCTTCTCGCGTAGCCACAAGTTCCTGACGAACGTCAGCGTTCTTCCCACTCCCTTTAATACTCGTAATTGCGAACCAGCCATCGGCTGGCTGCACAAGTTCTAGGAGATCGGGTTGTTGCATTGCATCACTCACCATTGCGGGAAGTTCCCGCTTATTATTTGCTCTTTAAAAAACCTCAGGCGAGGTTGGCTATATACGCCTCGATAGCTTCACAGGCAGGTCCTCTTGGCTCACTTTTCCCGAGAAACCAGTAGTATATAGTCTGCCGCGTAACCCCAAACGCCTCCGCTACTGCGGCGACAGGGATGTCTTGGGCGAGACAAACTCGCCCAAGCTTTACCCCCATGAGGTTACCATCGGCTTCCTTGATGCCGTTAGCTATGCGGATGGTGTAACCCTGCATGATTATGCCTCTTCTTCGTCATCAAGCCATTCGTTGAGGACTTCCGCCAGTTCCGGCTTTACCTCAGCAGTTGCCTTGGGTTTTCCGGCCCGTTTGACCGGCGCTGCTTCTTCCTCATCATCGTCACCAAACGGATTGGTAGTCACGACAGGAGCGGCGATAGCGGCAGGAGCAGGAGCCTTGGCTCCGTCCATGGCAGCAGCCGTAAGCTGGATGTAACGCTGGGTTTCTGGGTCATCCTGTGCGGCGTCAACCAGACCAGCTTCCAACTCGGTGAGGTGGCGGATGGCTTTGAACTTTAGCTTCGAGGTGTCCGACTCAAGGTCGTACATTACCCGAGTAACGACGGTATCAAGACCTTCACCATTGGCCGACAGGAACTTCCGGTAGGCTTCGAACGGGTGGTTGTTACCAACGCTCTTACCGAACAGCGAAGTCGCTGCGTAATTCATCTGGTAGACTTCACCTGATGGGTCGCCAGCAACGAGGACCGCTACGCGGCGCTTGAAGCGGCAAGCCTTGCCCTTACCATTGGTACCCGAACCATCGACGTTCTTGGGGCAAGCGGCACAGGAGTCAGCCTGTGGAGCGGTAGCCTTGGCGTCCGGCTTATCACCCAACCCCGACCAGCAATCAGGCAGCGTGGCTTTCGCGTCTGGGTCATACGCCTTGACGTAGAACTCACGCGACACGTCCTTCATCCAGTCAACGATGATGACATCCAATTCGTGCGGCACAGCTTTGCCGATCTGCTCCCCACCAACGACACGCTTAAAGGTAGCGGCGTTCGTGGTAGCGATGCGGCGGAGGCCAGTGCCACCACCCATCTTATCTGCGCGGCGTGACTCACGGCGCACCGTGGGTAGGTTGGACTGCTCTTCAAAAATCGTAATGTTGCTCACTTGCTTTCTCCTGATTTTATTGCGTACTGGATACGTACCGTACCCCAGAAAATACCTTCGATGAATATCTGCCGAGGAGATTTGTCATCGTCATTTGTCGGTGTCAGGTCGGGTTGGGAGATGATGTCCTTGGCCAAAACTAGGAGGAAATTCTTCTCCTCGTCGGATAGCTCTTCCCATGGGCGCTGCCAACAAGCTGGCATACCTTCATCAGACCACCTTTGGGTAGCTTCGTGTGCTACCCGCGTAACCGTTTCTATAATATCCATTCTTACTTCTCGCTAGGTTTGCGGACTTGGATGACGTACTTATTATCGACTTGGAGGCCGATGGGAAGAGCGTCCGGATTCTCTTCCAAGAATTGCTTCATGTTACCGTTGTGGATGCGCTTTTCCAGAATGAACGGCACATCGTTTTCTGCGATGAACTTGTACATCTGGTCCCAATCGGTGGTCCAATAGCGGGTTTGCACACGCCGTGACACCGTCCCTGCTGGGGTCTTCACGCTATCAAGGTTCTGCTCGTTGCAGAAGCCCAGAAGTTCACCAGACACAAGGTCCAGCTTCTCCTTGAGTGAGGCTACCTTAGCCTCATGGGCTTCTTCTGCCTCTGCGATGGCTGCGCGCAACTTGCGATACGCAGACACGAGGTCGTTAATTGGTATTGGTTCTGACATGTTTTGCTCCTTCATGTGGCTTTGGCCACTGTCTTGTTCTACTCCCCTTTTTATACAGTGTCAAGTTCTCTACGGTATAGGTCGATGATTTTTTCGTGATTGTCGATGTTCCCACGAAGCATACGATATAGCCGCGCTTCGACTTCGCTGCCCGTGATATGCACGATGGTCATGGCGTTCTTCTGGCCGGGGCGGTTGATACGGGCGTTCGCCTGTAGATAGGTCTCCACACTGGTCACCGGGGCATACCAGATGATTGTGTCTGCTGCCGTAAGCGTAAGCCCGTGCGATGCAGCCTGTGGCTGAATGATGAGGACGTGTGGGTTCTTCTCGTTTTGGAACCGCGTGACAATCTCGCTGCGCTTGTTGACTGGCACCTTACCGTTGATGACATCGCAGGTGATGCCTTCCTTTTGTAGCTTGGCGCGTAGCAACTCGATGGTGTGCGTGAACGGCACGAAGACCAACACCTTACTGGTGGCTTCCTCAATGACTTCCAACACCGTGTTGATGCGGTTGCTGACGTCGAACTCCAACACCTCACCATTGTCCGTGTAGACTGCGCCTCCGCTGATTTGGAGTAGCTTGTTGATGCGCGTAGCGGCGTTGACCGCGCTGACCTCTTCGCCCCCAGCTTCGATCAGCATCTGGCTCTTAAGCTGTCTGTAATACTTCATCTGCTGCGCGGAGAGCGGCGCTTCGCGCTCGGTGTGGGTCACCTCCGGCAAGTCAAGGCAGTCCTTCTTCTCGAACCGGATGGCTGGCTGTAGTACGCGATGCACCACCTCCTGTGCGTTTGGTTTCGGCACCCATTTGAATACGGTCGCCTTGCGCATAACCTGTTCACGGTAGGAGGCGAAGAACTTGGGGCAGTTGGGTGTGTCCGCCAGCTTGGCAAGACCGTAAGCATCGACAGGACTCTGTGCTGCTGGCGTACCTGTAAGCATCCAGATGCGTGGCTCTGTTGCGTTCACGATCTTCTTCATGGTTTTCCAGCGATTGGTCTGCGCGTTCTTGTAGGCATTAGCCTCGTCAATCACGATAAGGTCGAAGCCACCATTGATGATCTGGTCCTTGACGATGGCCACGCCGTCGAAGTTGATGATGACGAACTCGGCACCCGCTGCGATAATCTTCTCCCGCTGCTTAGCGGCACCGTGCGCCACGCTGCACGAGCGGTGCATGGCGAACTTGAACAAGTCCTGCTGCCACGCTGACTTCATGATGGACAACGGGCATAGGACTAGGACGCGCTTCACATCGCCACGGTTCATGAGATAGTCGGCTGCCCAGATGACGGACGCCGTCTTACCTGTGCCCTGCTCGTTGAAGCAAAACGCCCTGCGCCGGATGGACAAGAACGAGGCGGTGGTCTTCTGGTGGTTGAACGGGGTGAGCTTACCAGTCCACTGGTAGCTCTTAAGCATGGGTGATGGGGTATCGTCGAAACCCAGCTTGGCTAGGATTTCGCTCTCATTGTGTCCCCATTTGACAAGGACACCTTCGGCTGTGTCTGCGCTCTTGTGGATGTTGTCCGTGATGACGGACGAGTCCGCTGCGTTGACCAGCAACGCCTTGTTCTCAATAATTTGCACCAGTTTGCTCCTAGGTGTTTACTTTTTGCGTTCGCGCTTACTCGTCTCCGATACGAGGTTACCCTTGCTGTCCCGCTTGAACGAGCGGTTGGCAGATTTGCTGACGAGCCGAATACCGTCCTTGATTGAGCCGCCCTTGTCAATGGCTTTCACATGGCCAGCGTCTTTGCCGTCACCCTTCTTGGCTTTACCAGCCTTCACCAGCTTGGCACGGGCGGCATTGCGCTGCGCTCGGTTCTTGATCTGCTCCGGCTTGCCTTGGTACTTCTCGTACTCTGCCTTGTAATCCCGTGCCATGGTGCGTCCTTAGTATTTGTTCATCTGCTGGGCTATAACATTTTTAACGGCCTGTTGGAAGTTATAGTCGCCTGCATTGAAGTGGCGCTGCGTGGATTGCGACAGGTAGTACCCGTTAATGGCTCCCACAAAAGTTGGGTCTTCTAGCGCATCTTTCAGATGCTTGCGTACTAGGTCGCGGATGTTCTCTTCGAACACGATTGCGAGGGCTGCTTGGTCCTCGACGCTTACATCACTCATTATTTTCTCCGTGGTTTCCAATGTTCGCACGAGGTGACGGGGCACCACCCACAAAGTGGGCTTGTCTTGGCGTTCCAGATACCGTTGTCCATGGCAGCTTCCAACTGGTCCAACTGGTCATCGAACACTGACATATACTCGGCCATCTTCTCGCGCTTATGGGTCTTCTTTGGGAACTCGTGGCTGACCACGTAGGCCAGCGCCGATTTTATGATCTTCAGGTCTGGGTACTTTACGAATAGCGCAGCAGCCATAAGGTCTAACTGCTTCAGGTCTGCGTACTTGGCGTTCTTGCCCGTCTTGTAGTCAACCATCCAAGCTCGGTCACCGTCGATAATCGCTAAGTCAACGATGCCACGATACCAGACGTCCTTGTCGAAGAAGCCACACGCCTCAAAGCCAGTGTCCGTCTTCTTGACGCTCAGCTTCACCTCGGTGAGCTTCTCCCCCGACTTGGCAGCCAGTGGCTCCACGATGGGTCGCATGTAAGCAAACTTCTCGGGGATGGGTGTGCCGTCCTTAACGAACAACTCTGCCGCCTCATGAACAGCGGTCCCATAGACAGCGGCTTCGCCGGGGTCGTCCTTGACGTCCTTCACAACCTTGAGGTGGAAGTATTTCTTCGGACATTGGTCGAAGGTTTTGATGCTGCTATAGGACCACGCTGTCATGTTATCGTACTTTTCCTTCTAAACGATCAGCCACCAGCTTAGCATAGCCAGCGATGTCTATCCAGCTATCAGCGTAGTTCGGGTCACCATTGAGGATACGACCGATCTTATGGAAAATCATGTCGAGTGCTTCGGCCTGATCGACATCAAAGGTCTTACCGTGATGCGCAGCGAAGCCGTGGGCCACTTCCTTAAGCCGCTGTGTGATACGCGCATGGTCGAGGAAGTTCCCGTAGCGGGAACCCCGAGCGTCAAGGATTGCGTCTACGTTAGTATCAGCTTCCGGTTCCGGTATAGTGAAGGATAGGTTGTCGTCTATACTAAGGGTGGTTGTCTTTCCGGTTTTCTCTGACGCTTCCTGTGCCTCCATCTGTTTCTTAATTGCATAGACGTAGCTTTCGCTAACCTTCATACGCTTTTTGATCTGCGGGGCGGTGAAACCCTCCGTCAACATCTTTGCAATCATATCTGCCTTGGTACTTTTTCTAGCCATTTCATTTGCTCCTTACTTTAGGTTGCCGCCGCTTTTTAGGATGTCCCCGTCAAACACATAGGTGCCTGTGTGGGTCAGCCGGATAAACGGTTGGGCGTGGATTTTGCCACCGTGGTTGCGCCACAGTTCACAAAAATGGTAATCCTCTGACAATAGCGCTCCTGTTTCGTCGATAGACGTAGCGAAAAACTCATGGGTCAAAGGCTTTGCGTATTCGCCAGTCTCTGGGTCTTTGAACGACGATACGCGGTAGGTTGGGACGTGGGGTATAAGCTGCTCGAACACACCCCGCTTGATGAGCATGAAGCCTGTGCCGCCATGGCGGACCTCGATGCACCCAGTCTCGTCGCTGTGCGCGTCTGCGCTGCCCACCATGTTGAACACAAAGGCTCCGGCATGTTCAGCTAGGTCGTCCTTGCCAGCCAGTGCCGCACGGTTGACGCTATCCCAGTTCACTTCCTTCTTGGGGTAGATGCCACAGGCGATGTCCTTGTCGGCCAGCATAAGCTGCGCGACTGCCTCACCGTTGAAACCAATGTCAGCGTCGATGAACATCAGGTAGTCATGGTCGCTCTCAAGAAACACACGAGCCAGTTCGTTACGGGCACGGGTGATGAGGCTTTCGTTCATGATCTGACACCACGCCACGTTGACGCCCACTTCGCGCATCTTCTGCATGGTCATCAGCAAACCCTGCACATAGGTCCCCGTGCACATACCACCGTACATGGGGGTGGCGATCATCAGGCTGGGGCGCTTGGTCGATACTTTAATTTCATCCGTCATTTTGTTTTGCTTTCTTTAGTTTCCGGTATCTCGCTTCGGCAGCGCAGATGGAAATGCCCATCTCCTCCGCCACGTCCCTTGCTCGAAGCCCGTATTGGAACAGGCCCCATAACTTTGCTTCCAATTCCGGCGTCCATTTAATCGAGGACTTCTTTACCGTCGGCATCGTTAAATATCCTGCTCAATGATGGTGTCATGGCCACAGCTAAACGCTAGGTCACCCAGCCAGCTAGACCTGCATGTCGTGCAGATTTTACGGAACCGAGGGCGCTTAGGCGCGACCTTGGCCTGACCGATGGCGGTCTTGGCCTTACCCTTACTTTTTCCCATTACTTACCTCCTGTGAAACGGCCTTTGGAGTCGCGGTCCGTAAGCTTGTGCACCTCCTTATTCAACCGTTCGTTCTCGCGTTTGAAGTGTCCGATGGCGCTAAGCCGCCCAAGCATGTAGCTAAAGAGGGCCAGTAAAAACACGCTCATCCCTGTTAATATATATTCCATACTCACTCTCCCTTCTTGCGTACTACGAGTTGATAACCAACGTGGACGATCTCAGCCGTCTCTGCGAAGATATTGCAGAAGGCGTCGATAGCTGCTTTGGGGCGGTGGAGGATGTCACGCGGGCTGCCCCACATATAATCATCGAACACCATCATCCCCTTGGGCTTGAGCAACGGCCAAGCCATACACGCATCGGTCAGCACGTCCTTGGCGGTGTGGCTGCCGTCGATGTAGATGAAGTCGAAGTGCTGATACTGGTCCGGCTCTTCGATCAACCAGTGTGCAAGCTCCTGTGTGGATGTCCCCATACAAACAGATAGGCCAAGGGCTTTCTTGGCTTGGAGAAGCTGCATGTTGTGGGTGAACCGCCCGTAAACGCTGTCCATGTCCTCTTCGCTATGCTCTTCGCCGCCTTCCCATGTGTCTATGCACGTAAGGGTATCACCCTTCTGCATCATGTTCTCGGCAATCCAGATGGCGCTGCGGCCCTCGAAGGAACCGATCTCAAGAAAGTTGCGCCCATCTTCTGTGCGCTCTGGCAGGTGCGGGATAAGCTGTTGCCAGACCTCCGGTGCCCAGTTGAACCAGTCCTTGGTGAATTGATACTCGCTCATGTGTTGCTCTCCATAACTTCGGCGTAATTGAACTGCGCGATGCAGTCCTCGATCTTTATCGTCTCATCACTAAACCCAATGACATTAGCGTCGTAGGTGTAGACTTTCTTCGGCACCTCCAAACGGTTCTGCGCAAACTGGATGCCTTTCTCGGTTGCGCGCCATAGGCCCGAATGTTTCTTCGTATCGTCCTCGATATCGAGGCGATGGATAAGCCCCCACCAACGCAACGCTGGCAGTTGGTTAGACCGTATCAACCAGCGTGGGCCATCCTTCGGCACGTCAATCCAATCGTCGTTGCCAATGCTATGGTGCGCCAGCCACACTAAGGACCGCGCCATGGTTTTGTTAAGGGTGCGCGGGTAAATCTTGCCCCACCTATCGCAGCATGGGCAGTGCCCACCCTTGTCGTTAATAACCCCGCGCCAAATGTCGCGAAGCTCTGATAAAAATGTGCGTTTGTCCGTCATCACTTGCTCCTTCTAAATCCCCAGCTTCTTTTTGATTTTCTTAATCATTCCTTCGTCGATGGTCTCGCTACCAAGCTGCAATTTTGTGGATTGAGTCGTCGTGTTACCCAACTGAGCATACTCGTCCACCCAAATACCGCTCGGGGATTTACCTACTATGCCTGTAGCTTGCGCTTGGCTGTGCGCACCTAGATGGCTTTGATACTGGCCCATAGCTTGTCGGTATCCCTGTAGCTGTTGCTGCTGCGCTGCTCGTTGCTGTGCTATGTGCCGCTGCACCTCTTCTTCCCGTTTACGCTGCTCCTCTGCACGGCGCTCGGGGCCGTTCATAAGTTCGTCTAGCACCTCTTCATGTATGTCCTGCATCACAGGCCCACGGAGTAGCACACGCTCGGCTTCGGTGACGAACGGTGCAAGTCGGCTCATCCAAACCCCCCAGCGGTGGGATAATCCATCCTCAAACTCTTCGGGGTGGCTCTCCATACGGGCGGCAAGAAGCTCGACCACAGGGTGAATTTTATCCGTCATATCCTCAACTCCAATATCCGCCGGAGGGAACCCCGATCACTTTGCGGTGCCGCTTTATGCGGTTGTGTATCGTACCCACGGTGACACCGGCTCTGATCGCGATGTCCTTTGTTGGTACGCCCTGCTTACGTAGGTTGTAGACATAGGCATCCACCTCTGCGGGGGTTTTGCCTTTATGTGCTTCACGCCATGCAGCTTGGTTTACTTGCCGCTCCGCCCTCAAGCGGTCTTCCTCCATCTCCCGTTTGGAGCGCAAGCTCATATAGTAGGCCGTCTTCGCTTCTATAGCCTCCGGCGTAAACTTGCTGTGCCACCATGGAGGGTCAACATCATCCGTCATAGTTTGCTCCTACATACGGTCTAAAGGTAGCACGATCTCGGCCAGTTCGCCGTAGAGCCGTGCCAAGTTCTTGTGAGCGCCGCCAATGTGGTTAAGGGTCGCTCTTAGTTTCCTAAGGGCACGTAGCTCCTCGGAAACATCCATAGAGACATCCTTGGGAATCTCCATGGTCTGATAATCATCCCTTAGGTGGGACGTGAGACGTTTCCAATCACGCAGCGATTTCCGGCCAACGCCTCGGACGCGGTATAGCATCTCGTCTGGCATATCGACGTAGTCCCCGACAGTGGCACACCGTCTGCCAAAGAATAATAATGGGAACCCGCTGCTTAGCGCGTTCACCAACCGAAGCGGCGCATCTAAATCTTTTATCAACGTGGCGCGTGTAACTTCACCCCCCATAACTCACTCCCATCTTGCTCTCACAGTTTAGGGGCAGCAGCGTTGCCCACTTGGGTCTGATACGCATACACTGCTCCACATATTCTCTTGCCTCTTTCGCCTGCTCCGCAGGAGCTATTGCTCCTACTGCGTCATGTACAGTCATCGCCACGCGCAGGCGTCGTGCGACCATCAGCATCTGCTCACCAATCACGATACGCGCCAAGGCTTGGCAGATATTCTCCACCAGCTTACCGCCATAGATGCGGGTCGGGATGACGGCGCGGCCCTTCTTCTGGTCGTAGACCATCTCGTTGTGATTAGCGCCCAGCATCGGCTTCCAGCGCAGGTTCGGATATTTAAGGCTCAACCCATTGGGCAGCTTGATGCCGTCCTTACCATATACCGTCAGCACACCGTCCAGCCCTATCGGTGCTGTCTGGTTGTTGGCCATAGCATCCAGCGCGTCTCCGGCCTGACGCCACAGCTTGGGTATCATGGGGTAGGTCTCACGGTATACCGTGATAATGCGCTTGCACTCCTCCGCTGGCATATCGACACCGAAGGTCTTTAGCTGCGCTTGGAACTTCACAGCGCCCATACCGTAGCCACAACCAAGGATGGTGGTCTTACCCACGAACCTCTGCGGGTCCGTCACCTCATCGACAGGCACACCATAGATGGAGGACGCCATAATCTTATACACGTCCTCGCCTCGGTCGAACGCAGCCACAAGGTCATTCTGCCCAGCCAGCCACGCCAAGGTCCGTGCTTCGATCTGACTGCTATCGCAGTCGATAAAGCTATACCCGTCTGGTGCGCGCATCGCCTTTTTCAGTGGCGACTTGCGGGGCAGGTTTTGGAGGTTAACCTTATCGTCCCCTCCCCATCGCCCAGTATGTGCAGCGTAGTAGCGCAGGGGCACAGGCAACGTGCCGCGCTCCGCAATCTTGATGAACCGCTCGGTGCGTGTCTCTTCCAGCGTAGACTTTACCCCTAGCCGCGCAGCGACAATCGCTTGCACAATGGGGTTCTCGTGTTCCAACAGCGCCTTGAACTCTTCGTCGGTCTTGGCGAAGGCATAGGTCTCCTTGCCTGTAGCGAGACTGATCTTCATCGGAGGCTCCACACCCAAGGTGCGTAGCGTATCGGCCAACTGCGGGTTGGACATAAGGTTGTCCTTGGAGATGAGCGATTTACCCAGCAGGTCGTTCTTCTTGCGCTGCACCTCGGACAGATGGTCCTTGAGTATGCCCACATCCAACTCCAACACTGGCTCTGTGAACATCCGGATCGTCAGGTCTATTAGACGTAGCTCAATAGTAGGAAAGCCTACAGCGATCCGTTGGAACAGGTCGTAGGTCAGGTCACCGTCATTACAGCAATATGTGCCGTAGCGGCGTAGTTCTTCTGGTGAGAAGTCCAGACGCCGTTTGCCCAGCGCATTGATAACCTCGTCGCCCTTGACGCCCAGCCCATATCGTTCGGCAGCTTTGGCGAGGCTATTGCCAGCGTCCGGCCCGTCCAGTGCGCGGAGCATGGAGAGCGTGTCCACAATACGCTTGGGTCGAATGTCGAATATCCAGTTAAGGATAGCCATGTCGAACACAGCGTTGTGCGCCACAGCTATGGCGTCACCCCACGGGAATTGGTCTAGCCACTGTTTAGTCTGCGCCTTGGTTCCGCTGAACCATTGGGAGTCCCCATCGTTCACCTTTACTGATACGCCGATAACCTCAAACTGCGGGTCGCGGATATACTCCTCCGTTGTCACCTTGGAGAGCGAGAAAGTCCGGTCGTAGTAGGTCTCAAAGTCGATGGTCAGGATTTGCATTGTTGTTCTTTCGTGTCGCCCATCCCAGCAAGGAAGAGGCGTAGGTCGTGCGGCAGGGTTTCGTCCTGTTTAGTCTTCGGCATAAATTTAGCTAAGTAGCTAACAGGGATTTTATTTCCACCATACCATGCGGGGCGCTCGGTCACGACCACCACTCCTCTTCCATCTCTTTGCGCTCTTCCGGCGTGATGGTTGGGCGCGTTGCGATAAGATATGCTGTTAGGCCCAGCACCCCTATGAAGATGGCGAAAAGAAGTTGGTTACTGCTCATTGCTTCGCCGCCTCTTCCACGGTCACCTTCGGACAACGGTCACTTGGTTTGATCTCGATGCTCTTGATGGTGTAGAAGCTAGGTCCGCACTCAACGATGTCTTGAAGCTCGAAAAGCTCCTCGACGTTAAGTGTGATGCTGCGTGGCCCTTCGCTGTAGCGATAGGTTAGTTTAACAGTCCATCGTGGTTTGGTGTTGTCGTTCATTTTCTTTCCCATTCATGTTTGCAGTCGGGGCAAGCCCACGCGACGGTGCGGTCACGCTCTTGTGAGTAAATGCTAATCTGACGCCCCCAGCGTCCTGTGGTTCTGGTCGCGCCATACATTTCAGCGGTTTCGTCCGCCTTTGCCTCGTCTTGGTATCGGTCCATAAACGTCTGCCAGATTGAGCCTCCGTCAAGGTCCGCCGAACAGTTCGGGCAGGTGATTGTTGGTTCGCTCATTGGTCCCAGTCCTTACTGTTCTGGAACAGGCGCGACAGCACCCAGTTTATCAGACGTCGAAACATGCTCTCCTCCTATGATAGTAGCAGCCTTGAGCTTGCGGATAAGTTCGCGCACCATATCCCAGTTCTCTTCGTTCACCACCACGGCCACGCCGTTGTTGCGCCGGATAGCTTCGATCTCGCTGACTTGTAGTGCGGTAGGCTTGTTCGTCCCTGCCTTGCACTCGACGGCAAGGAACAGTCCGTTCACGCAGATGATGATGTCGGGGACGCCGCTGCGTCCGTAGCCGTGGGTTGCAGGGAAGAAGTAATAGACGCTCTCTTCTTTGAGAACGCGAACGACCTTCTCCTTCACCCTTTTCTCAGGTGTAGATGCCATGTTGTTTGCTCCTTGTTGGTGATAATTACAGTAGTGCCATACATTGTCAATAGGTGTTTGCTTACTCGGGTAAGGTAAATAATTGCGCCGTCAAATTGCGCCGTAATTTCGCCGAAAATATCCCGCGTAATTAATTACGCCGTTTTAGCCCTCTGCTTTCTTATCCATAACGAAGTAGAGGTTGGTGTTGACGCGGACGCCTACACCGTCAATGTAGCCCTTGATGTCCATCAGCTTGAGTAGGCCCAGCGCACCGCGCAGGTGGTCGGTCAGGCTTGCGTCTGTATGGGTCACTGCATCCACCGCACCATTGGCATCTTTGCGGGATACAAGATAAGCGCCGTTGGCCTCGATACGCACAGTGACACCCTCGTTGTTGGCGTAAGCTGTGTTCATACGTCCTCCTTCGTGGTAAGCCTCGGCCAGCGCGGGAAGGTCTAGGTTGGCGGTATCGACACCAAGGTGGTGCTTGATGGTCTCCCAGTTACGCGCCGCATAGTCGAACAGCTTTTCTTCGAGCGCACCCTTGGCACGACGGAAGGGCCATGACGTATCAGCGAGTATACTGTTGATGATGGGGTGCGTCTCCTTGAACGCATCGGCAGCACGTTCCTTGGGTGTCTTGAGGTGGAACGCTTTGACAATCCGCTTGGCCGCAACGTCTGGCTTGGTAGAGAAGGTAGGCATGTGGCGTTGCCGTTCCTGCTTGAGCCGGAAGTTATCAAAGAAGTAGCGGATGGTCTCGTCGCGCCAGTGCGTCTCAAGCCACAGTTTCCCAAGCTCCTCGTCATTATCGTAGATGATAAGCTCATTCACTCTTGCGCTGCTACCGTAGAAAGGCTGGATGGATTTGTAGCGCCATGTCGGACGTTCCTTCATCAGCCTATCCAACACTGCGGGAAGCGCCTCGTGTATGATAATCACCCGATCTGGATACTCGGGTCGGTCAAGCAATTCCTCGTGCACAATGTTCTTCATGCTATTGAGGTAGGTGTAACGGTTCTTGATGTCGTCGATAAACATTAGTCTGCTCCTTCTTTTAATTTCTGTAGCCCGATGGTGTATGCCTCTAGCTCGTCACGGGCCTCGATGTTGGGGAACACATACTTCAAGCCGTTGCCGCCATGCGTCCAATATACGGAGAAGTATTTTGTCCCACGGGACTCGCTCCATGCCGCCACCTTATATATCTGGTGTTCACCACTCGTATTGTTTGAGGATGGCATCTAGCTTTCCCTTCACATCTTCGCGCACGTCGATGCTCTCCTTAATCTCGGAGATGTCCACGTTAGCAATGGCACGCTCAAGTCCACGTCTTGCCTCTTCTAGAGTAGGGTCACGAGTCACGTTCAGGTGGGTCAACATGCTGCACATCTCTTGTGCGTTGGTCAGGAACGTATCGTGCCAGCGGCGCTTGTCCTCATCCTCCGGCTCGACCAGCTTGTCAGACATGCGTGACACCATGTCGTGCAGCTTGCTCCATTGCTCACGCATGGCAGCTTCGACACGCTCATTGGCATCGCTTTCATACTGTGCTCGCATCGCGTCTAGCTCCTGTGCAGGTAGGTCTAAGCGGAAGTCGCCCGCATCAGGCACAGGTGAGAACACAAGACGGAAGTCGAACTTGGCCATAACCTCGTCAACATCAGGGTAGTCCAATGGGTCGAACAGACTGCCCAAGTAATTCTGTGCGGTGTGCACCAGACGTGGATACTCAAGCCCGAACTTGTCCCGCTTGTCCATGAAGTAGGCTCGTCGCGCATTGGCCTCGGTCTTGTAGTCAAAGAATAGCGACGTAGGTAGAAGCCTCGGCCCTCGATCAGCCCAAGGCATGGTGCGGGTGTTGTGCCACAGGCGACAGCCAGCAGCGTAGTCAGCAATCTCCTTACGTAGATGGCTCCCTGCCATAAGGTTCTTGCGGAACTGCCCAGCGTCAGCAGACGCACGGTTATCGTCAGCCACCTTGCGACTTGCGTCCTTGTCGATTTTGTTGGCCGTCCATACGGAGATGTTAAGCTCAACCAGCATTGCTGCATTTGAAATGGTCATTGGTTTGCTCCTTATTCAAAGTCTTTATGCGTCTCGTCGAACGCACGTTGCAGGTCGTCTATTAAGTCGATTAGTGCATCGACATGGAGATAGAGTAAGGCTGTCTCTCCCGCCTTTTCAGCATCGGCGTTAGCGACCTCGATTGCCTCCTCCCTGCCTTCGTCATCGTCGGTGAACTCCCCAATGGGGATTACCTTCCAGTCATCACCGCTACGGATGTAATACCAGTCCGTCTTCTCCATTACAGAATATCCTGATTGTCACGCGCCCAGTCGGTGAACGCTTTGTTGGTGAAGGCAATCTTCTGCTTAGACTTAGACCGCGCCAGCGATGTGCAGAACACAGCCTGATACTCTTCCTCAAGCCGCGACACATACTTCATGATGGGCGTGATGGTCTCGCTGTCCACCGCACGTTCAAGGTTGAACAGCAATGTTACTACTGCACCGGTAGACGCAGGTATCGTAGCCGATTCCGGCGTGTTGATGATGCTCTCGCGGGTAGGAATCTCATCCTGATACGCAAGGAAGGACGCGATGTCATTGGCCCCTGCGCTCCCTACTGTGCCTACTAGCGCACAGACTAGCGTGTTCTGACTAATCTTGTCGCGGCCCCACATGACGTTGGAGCCAAGCTCAAGCGAACGTGGCGTGATGAACTTACCCTGCACTCGCTTGGGGTTATAGACGTAGGGGTTGTCCTGATCGAAGTCGTCGTCTCTGAATGAGGCTAGCACTGTAGGCGTTTGGTTAACCCACGCCATGAGCGCAGGGTGGATGTTGTTCTCGGCAGCCCAAGGCAGCCACTCGTTGGCGGTAGACTTGCGGACTTCAACCACAGTCAGACGGTCGATGCTATGGTCTAGCAGCGTATCGCCAAGCCCTTCCTCGGACAGGTTGGTGGTGAGGAAGACGATGCTACCCTCTGGCAGCATGGTGTCTTGGATGCGCTTGTTGTTCACCTCAAGCAGGGTGTGCATCATGTTCTGGATGGAGCGCGGCGCTTTGCCGAACTCGTCGAGCATAATGACAACAGGCTTGCCAGTGTGCAGCTTGAGCGCCGTGTTGATGAAGAACTCCATAACCTTGCGCTCCTTGTCGGGGAACGGGATGGCAGTGTCGCCCTCGGACTTGTTACCCATATCGAAGTAGGCATACTCATAGCCGTGGCCTAACAAGTCGGGCAGCATCTTCATGATGGAAGACTTGCCGATACCCTTCTCGCCCTTGAGTAGGATGGTATTGGTTGCGCCGATGGCAGCGATAAGCTCGGCTGCTTCGGACAGGGAAACGCGATTGGTAAAGTCGATAGTGCTCATGATATTGTTTGCTCCTTGTTATTGCATGTGGACGGTCTTGCCCGTCTTACTTGTTGTGCTTGGGTTGCCACATATCACCCACAATATGGGTGCTGGCCAGTTGTCGCCCCATTGGTCAAAGACGTGGCCGTCCGTGAACATAATGATGCAGTCTGGTTTGATGCCGTTGATGCGAAGGTAACTCTCCACGCATCGCGGGTCAGTGCCACCGCCACCCTTGGGTCGCATGGCGTTGGCGATATTCTCATAGTCACCACGCTTGTATTCCTCGTGGCCAGTCACCTCGCCGTCCCAGTAAAGCAGGTCAACATGCTCTGGGTTCACTTGGTTCACGACACCGACGAACTCGGACAGAACTTTCTTCATGTCGGACGGGTCACCCATCCACATGGAACCGGACAGGTCTGCACATGCCACGATATGTCCAAGGCTCTCACCGTAGGTGGTGGGCATGATTAAGTCTAGTGCATGGAACCTACGGTTGAGGCGTCGATAGGTCGTATCGTCCTTGGTCGTGCAATTCTGCGTGATGAACTCGCGCAGCGCAGTCTTCCAGTCGATCTGCGGACGCAGTAGCTGGCCTATCTCGGCAGGGATGTCGCCCTTGCCAGCACCGCAACGCTTGGCCTCGGCCTCGCCTCGACGCATGGCGTGTTCAATCTCCTTCTGTAGCTCCTTCTGCTCATCAGTGGATAGGGACTGTGCGTCATCCCAGCCATGCTCGTCGAACGACTGGCCATCGCCTTGGCCACCGCCGCCCTCGCCGCCACCGCCACCGTCGGGGTTGTCCTTCTTCTCCTGCTTTAGTAGGTCGAAGACTTGCCGTGCCGACATGCCGTCATACTTCTTATCGTATAGGCCCATCCTGCTACCGTCTGGGTTGCGCGGGAACTGAACCACGCTCTCACTTGGGTCAGCCGCCACAATCATACGGTTAACAACGTAGTCACAGGCGATATTGGCTAGTTGCTTGTCCTCGTCGAACAGCTTGCGCCATACGGTCAGGTGTCGCAGTCCCTTGTGCATCGCCTCATGGAGGCAGACGAAGCTAAGCTGTGCCACAGGCAACCGCTCCACGAAGTCGCGGCCATAGGTCTCGTCGCGTCCATTGGTATACGCCGTTGGCGTATTGTCACAGATGCTGGTCTTGCCGATTGACATGATACCCGACCATAACCGAAGGCTCGGTATGGTCGAACGCATTACGTCGATCTTGGCTTTCTTGAGCTTGCGCTCGGCAGTTATCGTCATCGTTTTGCTCCCGATGATTTGCTTACTTGGGTAAGGTAGATGGCGGGGCGCTTCTCACTTCTGCCCCGCCCTTACTGTATAGCGTAGTAGGTATACAATGTCAATAGCAGTCGCAGTCACATGCGTCCCGCGTTTCTTCGTATACCTCGTCGCGGATGGTCTCCAGCCGTTCGCATACAGCGATGGCAAGCTCCTTCCAATTCTCATCCGTGCCGTAGTGGTTTAGATGTTCTAGCTCGGACGTTGATAGCATACGGTAGTAGTTGCGGTCTTTGGTTGGTGTGGTCATGTTAATTCCCCTTGATGGTTGCGTGGATTGCCCAGATTGCGAAGATGCCCACGCTGATGAAAAAGATTTCGGCTGCTACGTGCAGGATGGTGTTAAGCATTGGCCTTCTCCCATGCGTTACGCTCGGCTGCGTCCTCAAGACGCATACGCTCCTCGTTATCAAGCTGGATGCGGAAATGGTCTTTGTTCAAGCCCCAATGTCCCGTCTCACGTCCATAATCGGTGACAGCTTTGGCAAGCTCCCGCTCTGTTACTCGCATCTCTGCCCGTATCTGGTCATACTTGCGTAGCAGGACGGTGGCATACATTTTCTTGGTCATGTTGGTCTTATCCATTAGTCTTCTCCCATGATTCTGATAATCTGATAAAGCGCATCGCACTGGATGCCTGACGCTACGCAAATATCCACAAGCTCACGTATGTGAGGCTCAAGGTCACGCAGCGTCATAAGGTTGGCCATGCTATCCTCGTAAAGATAGCCCTCGGTATGCACAGCGTTGCCTAACGTCACAGCGTCACTGC